TACGAACTCGGTCGGCGTGATGATTCAGAGGATGGGATAGAGATGCCGTACTTCATTAGCGATCAGCAAGACGATTGTGACGGGTGGGCGACTGTCAAAGAGGAAGATGGCGCGCTGCTGACGATCGGGTGTCACGCATCGAAGCAGGACGCGGTTGACCAGATGGTTGCCGTGTCGCTCGCTGAGGATATGCAACCGGGTGGCGAGCGCGATCTGAATGGTCCCGCGGCTATCGTCGTTGACATTGACGACACGCTAATTGCGCTGAACGGAGATCCGATCGAGAACGTCGTGGCCTTCGTCAAGGAGTACACGGGCGCGGTGCTGATTGTGACTGCTCGACGCGAAGCGCGTCGCGATGAAACGATCGCGCAACTAGACGCTATTGGCGTCGATTACGAGTTGCTTCAGATGCGTGGAGATCGCACGCCCGAGGTTGTCTACAAGGCAGCCGTGATGAAGAACCTATTTGTCAATTACAACGTTGAGCTCGCGATTGAGAACAATGCTGATGTGCGCGCCGAGTATGCAAGAATCGGCGTAACGGTGCTGGCACCCTCCGGCGTTGACCCGCAAGAATTGCCGCAGATGCTAGCGCGCGCGGTCGATCTGATGCTTCCCGATTACATCATGGAAGCAGCTGCCCGTGGCTTGGAGTATCACGCGGCTGGATTGTCTGGCGATGGTGTTGTTGATCGCACAATCCGCGAGGCTCGTCTGATGGCTGATGGTCAAGTCTCTGAAGATAAGGTGATCCGCACGAACGCGTGGGCTGCTCGGCACCTGGTCGATCTGGATGCCGAAGATAACCGTGATCCGGAGGCTGAGGGATTCCCTGGCGCTGGCGCGGTCGCGTTCTACCTTTGGGGGATCGATGCGTTAGATCCGCAGCCGGCGATGGACTGGTTTGCTCGGAAGTCGGAGCAGATCCAAGCCGAGGAGCGCAGCGCGTTTGTCGTGGGCGAACCGCGCGGTGCTAACATTGACCCTATGACTACTGCCGTCGAGACACGTCGAATCACCGTCAATGAGTTTGAGTTGCGAGACCTCGGCGAAGGCGACGGCATGGCTTTTACTGGTTACGCTGCCGTGTTCAATTCCGAATCGGAGCCGTTGCCGTTTATTGAGCGGATCGCTCCGGGCGCGTTTGCTAATTCGCTTTCGTCGCGCAACGAGATCAAGATGTTCGTCAATCACGACACGACGCGCGTACTGGCGTCGAAGCGCGCAGGTACTCTCCGCTTGTCTGAGGATGCTCACGGCTTACGCGTCGAGGCTGATCTGCCGCCGACGACAGACGGTAAGGATCTGGCGATCTTGATGCGTCGCGGTGATGTTGATTCCATGTCGTTTGGCTTTTCGGTTCCGAGCGGCGGCGATACCTGGTCGCCCGACGGTGCGACGCGTGAACTTCGCGAGGTGCGCCTGCATGAGGTTTCGATCGTGACGGCGTTCCCGGCTTACACGGCAACTTCCGCCGGCGTTCGGAGCCTCGACAATCTTGCCGCTGCGACTGGTGCCGACGTGTCCGAGCTCGATGCGGCGATCACAAAACTTGAAGCCGGCGAGCCTCTCGACGATGACGCGGCAATGCTGATCGAGTCTGTCGTGCAGAAGCTCCGCGCCGATACGACGATCGGTGCCGAGGTACAGGCGTCGCTTGACATGAAGCGCAAGCAACTTGATCTTTTGTTCTCGCGCGTCTAGACGATCTTTCGCCCTGCTACCATTGGGGTTGTCTGATCTGCGGAGCCGCGTCAGGCGCACCCCGATGCGGAGCCGCACGGGAATCCGTTAGACAAACACTTTTGATTCTTGAAAGGATCATCCCTGATGAGCGATTACTTGAAGCGCCAGAACGAACTGCGCCTGAACGCGTGGGAAGAGGCTAAGCACCTGCTCGACGCAGCTGCCGCTGAATCCCGCGACCTGACTGCTGAAGAGACAGTCATCTACGATCGAATCTCTGAGGACATGGACAAGCGCGCCCAGGTCATCGAGCAGATCACGAAAGACGAAGAGCGTGCACTGCGCCTCGACGTTGCCGCTGCTAGCGTCCGCACGGACGAGGTAGCTCCTGCTGACGACGACGACGCCGAGGCTATCCGCAAGCTTGCTCGCGGTGAGGTTCGCTCGATCGAGTTTGAGAAGCGCGATGTGCTCAAGACGAATACTGGTGCGCCCGTGCCAACTTCGTTCTACAACGAGATCATTCTCAAGGCTCGCATGGTTGGTCCCATGCTTGATCTCCCAACCGTGATCACCACGGCTGGCGGAGAGAACTTGCAGATCCCTCGCGTCAACACCTACAGTGCCGCAACGATCGCTGCTGAAGCCGGCGCAATCGGCGAGTCTGATCCAGCCTTCTCGGCATTCATCACGATGGGTGCATGGAAGTATTCGTTCTTGACGCAGGTGTCGCGTGAGATGATCGAAGACTCTGGAGTGGACATTCTTGGCTTCCTTGCCGACCAAGTGGGACAGGGCATCGGATATAACGTCAATACCGCTTTGACAACTGGTACTGGCACGACGCAGCCGAACGGCATCGTCACTGCTTCGACCCTCGGCGTTACCGGTGGAACTGGCACGTCTGGTGCGTTCACTGCTGACAACCTGATCGACCTGGCATATTCGGTCGATGGTGCTGCTCGCATGTTGCCGGGTGCTGGCTACATGATGAACGGCAAGTCCATCGGTGCTGTCCGCAAGTTGAAGGATACTGCTGGTAACTATGTCTTCAGCCCCAGCCTCGCGGTTGGTGTTCCCGACACGCTCCTCGGCTTCCCGCTGAGCGAGAACCCAGCTATGGCTGACCCCGCAACCACGGCGAAGTCCGTGATCTTCGGTCACCTGCCTTCGTACTACGTGCGTCAGGTTGGCGGCATTCGTGTCGATTCCTCGACTGACTTTGCATTCTCGACAGATCTCGTGACCCTGCGCTGCATCCTGCGTGTTGATGGACAGCTGCCACAGGCCACGCATATCAATCACTTTATCGGTGGCGCATCCTAACTGATAGGTAGAATACTGGCTGTCCGACAGATTGTTTGTCGGGCAGCCACTATTTTTTTGATCGGGGGAGCTTTGACGAACAGGGCAACGCGTCGCAAGATTGCGAAGGCAAAAGTGCCAGTAGCACCACAGGCCGCCGGCGTGACGCGACAGCGGATACTCTGGAGCTCGAATGCTCCCTTCGCCGCAACCGGCTATGGGGTGCAGACGGCACAGGTCGTCGAGCGCCTGAACCGCGACCAGCACGAGGTAGCGATCGCATGCAATTACGGCTTGCAGGGAGCCGAGACTGTCTGGAATGGTGGAGTGAAAATGTACCCCACTGGTGTCAGCGGGTATTCCGATGATATTCTCAACGCTCACGCGCAGCACTGGACACACGGCAGCGATCTGCCTGGTCTCGTTGTGATTCTCTTCGACGTGTGGGCGCTCGAGAATCCCGGCATCAAGCAGATCCCGAAGATCGCGGCATGGGCGCCCGTCGACCATCAGCCGGCGCCGCCGAAAGTCATCGCGTGGCTCAAGCGGGAGAACGTCATGCCAATCGCAATGAGCCGATTCGCGGAGCGCATGATGGCTGACGATGGTGTCGATTCGATCTACGTGCCTCACGCTATCGAATCGATCTTCAAGCCAACACCATCATTCGCGGATGCTGACGGGAAGCTCGTCACGGGTCACGAATTGATGGGCGTCGACCCTGATCGTTTCGTCGTCATGATGAACTCGGCGAACAAGGGCAGGACACCCGTACGCAAGTGCTTCGGCGAGAACCTGTTGGCGTTCTCGATCTTCGCGAAGAATCATCCCGACGCGATCCTGTACCTTCACACTGAGGCTTCGGCGATCGCGACGGGCGTAGATCTCCGCGCACTAATTCGAGGGTGCGGGATTCCCGAGGATCAGGTCTGCTTTGTCGATCAGTATCTTTACCGCATGAATCTTCCTCAGCAAGCCCTTGCGTCGCTTTACACGGCTGCTGACGTCCTGCTTGCTACGTCAGCAGGGGAAGGCTTCGGCGTCCCCGTCGTCGAGGCTCAGGCGTGCGGTACGCGCGTGATCGTGAGCGACTGGACTGCGCAGACCGAGCTCGTTGGTGACGGGTGGGCGGTCGAGGTACAGCCGCTCTGGGATCCATATCAAGATGCGTGGTTTGCGACACCGATGATTCCCCGTATCGTCGACGCGCTCGAGGAAGCATATGCCGCTCCGCGCGGCGATAGTAGGCAAGCAGTCGAGTTTGCTGCCGAATACGATGCGGATCTTGTCTACGCGAAATACTGGCGCCCCGCGCTCGAGCAACTCGCCGCCTGGACGCCGACCGTTGGCGAGGAGGCAACATGATCCCGGTCATGATTGTCCCGGTTCTCGGCAGGTACGACCTG